GAGCTTGATTGTGCATACGGGTCATGGCACACAATATACAAATTATGTGGTACTTCTTGTTGATCAGTTAAAAATGGTGTTTGGTATACAACTACAGAGCCCTCTGTTTTGTCTCCTTTCCTGTGTGGAAATTTGTATACAGGACTGTTGGCATCACTGGGTCTAAACGAAGACTTACCACTTTTATCGTAGTACATTATACCTGCGGTTCCTTCAACCTCAAGTCCGTGAGCCTTAATCTTGTTATACTGCTCTTTAAGAGAAGTAACATCAAATAGATTTGCCGTGACTTGGAGCGTCGCCTCCTGAGGCGTGAACGGGTGCTCCGCCGTGTACTGGTCGAGGGCTTTAGGATCATTTGCCCCCTTCTTTTTCTCCCTTTGTGTTTCTTCATGAGTCCTTGCCTCTTCTTTAAGTGAGTTCCCATCTTCATCTATAAATCCGTCTAAGTTTTGTTGTATAGGTACAAAGTACCCACATGTAGTTCCCATTGCTCCTGCATCCCAGTTATTGTCGAATGCCATGCAGTCATAGGAGTCAGGATGATAAAACAACTCTTCCATCCCGTCAAAGCCGCTACCCTCTTCACCACCTGTACCGAATGCTATCATAGTTCCTAGTGTTTTGGAGCCTTGACGCATAGTAGGCATAGCTACTTCCCAAGCTTTAAGTAGTCCCCCAAAAGAACCTGCTTCCTCAAAGAAAATTAGATCCCCAGCTTTACCACGAACTTTGTCTGGGTTGTCTTTTAGAGATACCCCTATGATTTGTGATTTCATACCGAGTTCTACATCTGCTCCGTTAACATTTTTTTTGTAACCAGACATTTTAAACATCTCCCTATCCCTTAATCTAGGCTGCGTCCAGGCAGTGTTATCATCAATAAAACTGAGGAATTCCCAAGCTTTAGATAATAGTCCGTCCCCGATTAAGTATTCTTTTTGTGATGCGAAGACGTAGTTTTTACTATTACGCATTAGGAAGTAGTTACGTGCTAGCATAGCTCCGGCCTTGTATGAAAAACCTTTACGTCGTGCTTTGAGCACTACCATATGCTTGTTTGTTTTTCTAGCTTCGTCTACCGCATTAAAGTACTCGTGGTCTCCGTCGTAGAAGGCAGGAAATGTTCGTTCTCTTCTTGCTATCTTGGTGCCATCTGATAGGTAATCGTCTACTACTCTGTCTATTGGGCAGTAGTTAAGATAAAAATAGTGATACCCTGTTACTTCCTTGTATCCTTCTGTACATCTTTTTTTCTGTTCATCCCAGTGATCATAGTATTCTCTTGTCCCGGGTATAGCATCCGTATAAAACCCATACTCAAGATAGTGGCCTGCTGCGGGTGAGTAGCTGATACTGTTCTTAAACATTACTGTGAGTACTTATTGGTAACAACCCCACCACGGTTAGGATTATCTTTTTGCTCATGTTTTTGTACAATAGCCTCAAGCTCATCAAGTCCATTTACTACTTTACCCATGTTGGCTAGATTGCCTATGAGATCTTTTGCATGATAGATAGGCTTTCCATTGTCATCTAATACGTTTAGGTCCACAGTAGCAAAGTATCTCTCCAGTT